ACTCCTCTGGAGGTACATTCTGAACCTTTACACGCCCAGCTTCTTTTTTCTTCTTGATGACTACATCGTAAGAGTAAGTAGCTGGAATCAACATACCGCTAACAGGATCAACGCTCTCAGGAGAGATCTCGTTCATGTCCTGGCTTACAAGCTCCATCTCATTGTCCGCAAAGAGCATTGTGAGTTCTTCTGCATTGAGATCTTTGTAGGTTTCCTTGATAGGATCTTCGCTATCTTCCCACCAGTATTTAACAATGCCGTTCTTTTGTAGAAGCGCATCTTTAAACCAATCGTGCATCAGGATAACGCCATCGTTATCTTGGAAAAACACTAAATTACAGTATTCGGTAGCCTGTGTAGCTGCTTCTTCATCGCCAGGGAACTTAGGGGAGAAACGCACTAACTCATCAGACTGAGTAAAGATACGGAGCAATTGTGGCAATGCGCCATCTACTACCTCTGCTACTTCACCAGTAACAATGGATGAACGGCCTTCTACTTCGTTGCCATAAGGCTCACGATTGTAGTATTTAATAGCCTTAGAGCGATCATCTGTAGTTTCTGTTTCTACGAACCCGATAGAGTTCTCGATCTCAGAGTCCAGAATACCTTTTAGCTTGTTATCATCCATATTTACACAATCCAGTTTGTTTTAACATTTATGGGTTTATCCCATGTATACGGCTTCTCATCTAACCCTACGGCAACATACCGCCAAGCATCGGCAGCATGAGAGTTTTGGTCATGTAAAGGCTTATCGCTAAACATTTTAGTATCAGGATCAACTGCGTACCGATAATGCCTTAATGCCTGTAATCCTTCTGCACATTTGCTTTGGTCAAAATAGCACCTATTCATCAGCATACGAGCAGCGTTAATTCCATCAGCTATGCTCAGTTTAGGAGTAATCCTTACTGGCAAGCCCATTGATTCAATAATCTCTTTCGTACTGCGCCCTGTCATATTCTTATGCTCTGCATCATGTGGAAGCCAATGATCCCTATAAGTGTAGCCTTTTTCATGCAAAAGGTTTACATAAAAATCAATTGTCTTTTGGCAATCCTGATAGAAGTCTATGATTCTAACCTCGCCCCCTGGCAATGTCTGAACGAACCAAATGCTCGTCATATCAGACCAGCCAAGATCCCAGAATGTACTTACCAGAATACCCTTGTCTACAGGCACATCCTTAATACGATTATCTTCTTGCGCTTTTCTTAGCTCTGTAGCGTATACAGCGCCATCTAATACTTGTCTTGTATTGCCTTCCCATACATTGAGATAGGCATCCATATCCCGTTCTTTTAGATCTTCCATTTCCGATCTAAGTACAGATGGAAACCAAGGATTATCAGACCAGTTTACTTTTACTACTTTAGCGTTGTTTGGTGGATATACAACAAACCGCTTGTATGTTTCATCTGTATCTAACTCAGGATTGAATGTTACCCAGATCTCTGAATCTTCCTTACGGATCGTAGGAATCAATACATCCCACGAGCTTTTAGATGTAGTCTGAGCTTCTTCTACCCAGCATATATCTACACCCTCAAACGACTTAATTTTAGTAATGTTGTGCTTTAAACCAGCAAATAAGAACTCTGTTCCGTTCTTACCAAAGATACTGGTGTTCTGTACAGTATAAAAGTCATCTAACCCCATAGACCTTACCTGATCTGCTAATAACGCATGAACAGAGTCGGAGATAGATACTTGGAACTCACGAGCGCACAATATTCTCAGCTTCATCCTACGCCCAATGGCTAACAGGACTCTAGCTACTGTCCAGGACTTAGAGCTACCTCGCCCACCATAGACAATCTTATAACGATGTTTTTCCAGCAAGCACTCTAGCTTCTCTGGAATCTCTAAACTGAGCTTTTCTTCTGTTTCGATCACTCTGGGCGCTTGATAATGAACTCAATCTGCTTCAGCTCAATAGCCTCGCCATCTACACCGCTAATCTCAGTAGCTTGTACGGCCTTGCCATCTACACGATCCATGATCTCTTTAACCGCCCAAGGCTCGCCATCTTCAGCAGCCTTTACTAGCTTGTCTGCAATGGTACGCAATCTACGACCATCTTCTTGAACTAAAGCCATTCTTAATTGATTGTAGAACAGCTTACCCTTCTTGCCGTTCTGATTGCCTACAGGCGCACCGCCCTTATTAGTTGAGGCAACTTCTACATTACTGTTTTCTAAAGCGTTTTCCATTCCATTCCCTATGGGTTGATGGTTGATGATGTAGTTATTCTACAACACTTTTGGTAAGAATGACTTTCATCCCATCTATCATTCTAGGAAGAATTGTTAGCATCTGCTCACTTATGCCCAGCTCATCCGCTAATGGGCTTTTTTCTAATAAGCACTCTTTCATGTAGAAACGATCTGTCCAGCCTAGATACCAATGCCAATCGGTATAGTAAAGCCAGCTATTCTCGTTGAACGCTCTTACATGAGTAGGATCTTGCCACGCACCTAGACTTAAGTCATAAGGCACATGAATATGAAACTCACCTTTATTTGACAGTAAGTCCTTGCAATTTGTCATTGCTGCCACCAAATCAGGTATATGCTCTAGAACATCGTTAGCGATGATTCTATCGAACATTCCCTTCTTTATCTCTATATCGCCAAATCTTGTAGAGATTGTTTCTCCCCAAGGCACATTGGTAATATCTAAAACCCAATCAGGGTTTTTACTAGCCTGTATGTCTGCGTTTAAGCAGTCCTCTAGGAAGTCTTTACCGCTACCGATATTAAGACAGTTTGGCAATGAGTTCATCTATATTTGAGCTACAAAGTAATGGGATTAGCTCCTGGATCTCTTGGTCTGATTTCTCCCACCAAGGGTTTTCCCTAAGAGCTTCTATTTGTTTCTCTGTAAATCTGTATTTCAATATCTTGGCTGGATTACCGCCTACTATTGCGTAAGGTGGCACATCCTTTACAACTGTAGCATTAGCGCTTACTACTGCGCCATCTCCTATTGTGATACCAGACATGATAGTACAGCCAGATCCTAGCCATACATCGTTTCCTATGCTTATATCGCCTTTAGTTGCTGGGTGGCCTTCGCCATGCCATTTAAACGCATCTTTATGTATATGCCCGAATGGATAAGTCGTTACCCAACCTGTCCTATGGTTTCCACCTAAGAACAATTGCACATTATCAGCAATACTACAGAATGAGCCTATGCTTACTTGAGCATCTTCTCCCCAGCTACGAATGACTAGATTCTCTAGCCCGTATGTGTATCTCAGTTAATCACCATTTAACTTTATCAGCCCAGTATGCAGCGCTCATCTTACCTTTAGCAATATTGGCAGAATGGCGAGCCTTGAATGACTTACGCCTAGCCTTATCTGCTGCTGATTCGCCTTCTTTGGCTGGACTACCGCTTACGCCTTGCTGCCCGAATCGAATGGTTTTTACCTTATCACCCTCTTTAGCCACTACAACATGGCTTTTAGTAGGATGACTAGGTGTTTTCTTTGGCTTGTTATAGCCAGCCACGCCCATCTTTTCAAATAGGTTTGCAGCTTCTTTTAGCTTCATTTCTTGTAGCGAGCGTTCTTAGCAGCTTCGCTAATAGCAATAGCAATTGCTTGCTTTGGATTCTTAACGACCTTGCCACCCTTGCCAGAATGTAGAGTTCCTTCTTTGAACTCTCCCATTACTTTACCGATCTTGGCTTGCTTTTTGGTCATTTTCATTTTTTAGGCTTCTTTGCTGTTTTTGCTGCCATCTTAAAGTCTTTAGCACTAGGAGCTGCTTTGCTTCCTACTTTATTCATCTTCTCGCCAGATCCTTCAGCAATACGCTTCCTCTTGGCTGCGATGTTCCCGTAAAGACTATTCTTCATCTTCCATCTCCATCTCACCTTCCATTTCTTCTTCGCCAATAGCTTCCCAGGCATCACAGCCTTTTTCGCCAGAGCATACAAAGTCGAATATGTCGCAATGTCCCATACCTTTAGGTACACCGCAATCGGATAGATCAGTATTGAAGTATTCGCAAGCCTTACACTTGCCTTCGCCATCCTTCTTTTCGCCATAATTGGCTGTCAAGACGGCTTTTTTCATGTTGCCTTTGTTAATGTCTTTATCAATTGTAGATAAAGGGCAAGATGTTTTATCTTCTGCCAGTAAACCGCCTTCTTCCTTGTGTCCCATTTTAGGCTTATCGCCTAATAGACCAATCATAATTGTAGTTTTTTCTGGCTTCATATAAATCTCACGAAATTTTAGGCAAAGGTTTCCTAGCGAAATTTTACTATATTTTTAAACTGTCAAGTAAATTTATTTGCTTTCAAACCAAACATGGTATAGCTCTGGAATATTGGCTTTAATCCATGTCTTTGCTTCTTCGTCATTCTTACGATTATCCATGCCGATAGTCTGGCTGCCTACATGGTGTACATAAGACCGAGAGATATAGTTTTTATATCCATTGGCGCTGATCTGCAAACATTGAATATCGTCTGAGTACCAATTAATCGGCATATAGTCCACCCAGGCTTCTCTAGAGATAATGCCAAATAGCGGAGATAAAACATCATACTGAATAGCCTGGCCTTCTTCTACAAACTTAACGCCATTGCGATACTCTCCAGCATCTCGAATATTCTGCAATCCACGAACATAATCAGCTCTGCTGCATAGCCAGCCTAATTCGTGGTTTTTTAACAACACTTTATCTTCCATTAGAAGATCAAAGCTACTAGGGGTTAATACTATGTCATCGTTTGCCACAATGATCTCAGGGAACATCTCAAACGCATAGCGCACTACATCGTTATAGGAGTCCCCGTAGTTTGCGCCATTGTTAGGTAGATTAATTGTATTGTGCCTAGGAAGCTCTAAATCGCTCCCAGAGATGATTACTGTTACTTCCTTTGGCACATACGCATCTATTGATGCAAGCATGACAGGGAGGCATTTAGCCGTCTTGGTTGCTATAACTATTGCAAGATTGGCATACGAATCGTTCATTCATTCCTTCGTTATAAGATTGGATAATTCCGTCTTTAGTCGTTTTTTGGAACTTGCATTTTGAGCAAATCCGCATAGTGATTTGACTTGGTTTTCTTGTCCAGTTCGTGCTGGAGTCGTTTCTTTGCATTTTGTAAGTCTACTTCTAGCCTGTTAGGTGAAATTCTCAGAGCATGGGCTAACTGTCCTGTAGAAGCGTAAGGATGACTTACATATCTCATTTTAAGCACCCTTCTTAATTCTAAGGGTAATCCCTTAATTGCTTGCTCAATGAGATCCCCGTCTACATGGTCTGGCTCATAGTGTGGCTCAGACTCAGAATAAATGTTCCCCAGTTCTGGGATATAGTTCTTTTCAAAACTACGACAAGTTGTATCAGGCTGCGGAGCTACTGCCCCGTAACAAACATACCAAGCCCAGTTTTTTAGCCGTTCTTCCATATTGTCATTTATTTTTTAATGATTTATTGTATTATATTCAATATCTTAAAGCAAAGGCATATATGGCTGGCTATCATTTAACGGATGAAGAATGGATTGAGTCTTGGAATAAGATCGGCAGTCCAGCAGAATTTGGCAGAGTAAACGGAATAGCAGTTAGGAATGTAATGGCAAGGCGTAGATCTATCGAAAGTAGACTAGGCATTAAACTTGAAACATTTGCCAGCCAAAACCCAGC